CACAACTTAAACCGCGCAATCGTTTTTCATGTGAGGGCGGTTAGGGCGGTTCAAACACTTAGCTAAACGTCAAAAGGGGGCTAAATGAGCGCAGATAGCTACACACCCACAGTGCATGACCTCGCGGCCATGGTCGCCGACGACAAGAGGGGCGTTGCCGATGCCCTGGCGCAAGAGCTTGAGTTCATGAGCAAGACCCTTGACGAGCTCAAGGCCCACATCGCCGAGCATGGGGCCGTCGAGTGGTACGAGAACGGCAAGCAGCAGCATTGGCGCGAGTCGCCCGCGACAAAGGCGTACAACGCCATGATTCCCCGATACGCGGCGCTCTACAAGCAGCTTGTGGGCATGCTCCCCGAGGGCGCGGCCGACGAGGGCGACGACCTGGACCGCTGGCTTGCGGAGAACCCGGCGTGAACCACGTAACGGCATACTGGCGGCAGATCGAGGCGGGCGAGGTCACCGTCTGCGCAAAGACGAGGACGATCTACAAGCGCCTTGCCGACGAGATCGAGGCCGACGAGGGCCGATGGACCTACGACGAGGCCAAGGGCAACAGGCCCATAGCGTTCATTGAGCGGTTTTGCCGGCACTCTAAAGGCGAGTGGGCGGGCAAGCCGGTGCGCCTTGAGCTGTGGCAGAAAGCCTTTATCGCGGCGTTGTTCGGGTTCGTTGACCGCGAGACCGGGGAGAGGCGCTTCACCGAGGCCCTTCTATGCGTTGCGAGGAAGTGCGGCAAGTCGACCGTTGCCGCCTGCATCCTCCTTTACCTTTTCGTTGCCGAGGGACAGGCGGACGTGTTCACGGCGGCGACCAAGCTTGACCAGGCGAGTCTAATCTACGAGGAAGCCCTTCACATGGTCGAGCAGAGCCCCTACCTTGCGAGCAGGATACGCAAGAGACGGGCCGATATGTACCTAGCGGCCACAAAGAGCAAGTTCAAGCCCCTGGGGCGCAACTCAAACACGATGGACGGCCTAAACGCATCGGCCATATGCGTTGACGAGCTTCACGGCCTTGACGGCGCGAACGGGCGCAACCTCTACGAGGTGCTAAAGCAGAGCCAGAGCGCGAGGGCGTCAAGCGTGCTCCTGATGACCACGACGGCTGGCACCGTGCGCGGCGGCGTGTTCGATGACATGTACCAGCTTGCAAGCAACATCCTTGACGGCACGATCACCGGCGCGGCTGCGGACAGGTTCCTACCCGTGGTCTACGAGCTTGACAGCCCCGACGAGTGGCGCGACCAGGCGGCGTGGCACAAGGCCAACCCGTCACTTGGCACCGTCAAGAAGCTTGACTTCCTCGTATCGGAGTGCGAGCGGGCCGAGGCCAACCCGGTTGACCTTCCCGGCATCCTTTGCAAGGACTTTAACGTTAGGTCGAGCGCGCAGGGCGCATGGCTGCAACTTCACGAGTTCGAGAACAAGGCGACCTTCGACTTGAGGGATTGTGCCGGCAGGTGGGCAATAGCCGGCGTGGACCTCAGCAAGGCCGGCGACCTCACGTGCGCCACGATCCTTATGCACGACGAGGGCGACAGGTACCTTTGCCACCAATGCTACTGGATACCGTCAGACAACGTGCAGGCCCGCATTGAGCACGACAAGATACCGTATGACCGCTGGCACGAGCGCGGCATCATCCGCTATTCGGACGGCGGCATCGTGAGGACCGAGGACGTTACGGCATGGTTCCTTGAGGTCGTGCGCAACCACGATATCAGCATCCACAGCGTGTGGTACGACGCCTGGAGCGCGACCCGTTGGGTTGACGAAATGCGCGGGCTCGGCTTTCGCATGGTGCCGGTACACCAGGGCGCAAAGACCCTATCGTTGCCGCTTGAGTGGCTTGAGAGTGCCCTACGCAAGCGACAGATCAACTACAACGACTCCCCTACCCTTGCATGGTGCATCACCAACGCCGGCACCGAGACGGACCGCAACGGCAACAGGGTGCTTTGTAAGAATCTTTCGCCCAGGCACCGCATAGACGGCGCGGCGGCACTTCTTGACGCGGCGGTAGGCGTCTACAACTCACCGGACTTCTTAGACCTCTAAAGGAGGTAAACACAATGTCACAGCATCCCAAGACAACCAAGGTCGAGCTTTGGCGCACGACCGACAGCTACATAGACGCCGAGGGTAACGAGGTCGAGGGCCGACCCACACAGATAGCGGCCTTTTGGGCCAACTTCAAGGGCGTAAACTATGAGCTCCTTTACCAGTCGTGGGGAGCCACGACCAAGCCGCTTTTCGAGATCACTATTACGCGGGGGAAGTTCAGCGTTCCCCACATCGGCGACCACATTCGCCATGATGGTAAGTTCTACATGGTCAAGCAGGTGAACGACCTCACCGGGCAGGTGGGCCACGACATGCGCATGATCTGCGAGCTTGACGAGAATTTCTATCACTAGGGCGGCAAGGGGGCCGGGGACGGAAACCCGGCCCTTTACATTCCCCTTACAATTTAGCTAAGTTTGCTAATTACCCTAAGTTGAAAAAGGTTTTTCAGGTTGTCTATTGAGGTATAGGCGCTATTTGCCTATACTTTGACTTACCAGCTCATAGAGCGGGCCGAACCTTGACAACCGGATACGCGCACCGCACCAAGAAGTGACCAGGTGCGCGGCAAACGTTTTGGAAAGGGGAGTGATAACAAGTGAAGGTAGACACCGAGAAGCTAAAGCGTCAACTGGCTATCAAGTTCACGAACGGCGCGAGGCTTGCGCCGGTCATCGGCATAAGCAAGTCGAGCATGTACCAGATTCTACGCGGCGACAATCAGCCGAGCCCCGACACCTTTAAGAAGATATGTGAGGCGTTGGAGTGCGACCCGACAGACCTATTGGAGGACTTGTAAAGATGGCAGAGACAAAGAGACAGCTTGAAATCTTCGAGGTCCATACGTCAGACGGCGGCGTTGGGCTCAAGTTTGGTGACGGTCCTATTCATATGGGCTATGACGGCGCGGACCTCATGCGCCTTATCTCGCACATATTCCCGGGCGAGAGTGACGAGTTGGACGGAGATCTCTACGATCTCGCACAGACCTATCTTGTGGGCTAGCCATGAGCGGCCAGATCATCGCCATAGCCAACCAGAAGGGCGGCGTTGGCAAGACCACAACGACCATCAACCTTGGGGCAGCTCTTAGCCTTGCGGGTAAGAAGGTGCTTCTTGTGGACTACGACCCGCAATGCAGCATGACCAAGGCCCTTGACCACAAGGAGACCTTCGCCGGTGACCTCGCTTACCTGGACGGCTACGACCTCCTAACGGGTGACCCGATGCTTGCGGCGCGGAAGATGGAAGTCGGAGACCTCGACAAAGTTATAGGACCAATGAGGCGGGCATACGACTACATCCTTGTTGACTGCGCGCCGAGCCTTAGCCTTGTGACCATGACGGCGCTCTACGCGGCGGATGACGTAATCGTTACCACGCAGCCGCACTACTTGGCAGTTGCGGGTATTGCCGAGCTTTTGGACACTTTGGATAGCATCAAAAGTGTTGGTGGTCATGCGGACGGCTACAAGGTGTTAATTACCATGCTTGAGCGAAACGGCGCGGCAAGGGAAATGGAGCAACAGATCACGGCGGCTTACCCTTGCTACAAGACCCAAATCAGAAAAAATGTTGCCGTGTGTTACGCAGAGGCAAGAGGCATTGACGTTTTCAAGTATGACCCACGTAGCAACGCGGCACAGGATTACAAAAGTTTGGCAACGGAGATTCTTAGCTAAGTTAGGAAGGGGCAGACAATGGCAAAAGGCGCACCGAGAAACGCGGCGGCGGCGCTGCTCGCAGACCAGAAGCCCGCCGAGTACAAGCCCGCAAAGAGCGGAGTCAAGGCAGGTCTACGCGAGGGCGAGACCCGCATAACTTGCATCTACCGCGAGGACCAAAGCCAAGTGCTCCACGATTGGGCCAAGACCACCGGGCGCACCTTTAGGGAAGTGTGCCTTGCTATGGCAGACGCCTACATCGAGACGGTCATAAGGCCCGCGACGAGCGGGGATAGCAAGTTAAGGACCACCGGCGAGCCTCCCGAGGCCTACGCCGACATGTACCAGGAGACGCCCGACGAGTGGGCGCGGTTCTTCTAGAAAGGCAGGACATGGCAGACGCCAAAAGGGGCCCATTGCTTGACGTTATAGACGATGTTCTTGGCAGTATGCATGAGGGCGGCAAACTGCCCGAGGCTATGCTAATGCTCACCGATACGTTGAGGTGGGCAACGGATGACGGCAACCTTGACATGAGCGACCAGGAGAGGGACCGAGTAAAGGCGCTGTGGGAGAAAAGTAACCGCCTTTACACCGCATCGCAGCGGGCCTACTTCCGCGACGAGTACGCGCCCGAGATCGTATCTCACGACGGGCATTATTGGCGGTTCCCCTATACGGAAGTCTCTTACGCTCTCATAGCCTACGAGCTCAACCGCTTTGCCAACATCACCGACGACGAGGCGACCGCCGACGAGACCGGCATAACCAAGAACAGGTGGAACCAGTTCAAGACCTCACACATGGGCGTCATAACGCACTTTGAAAAGGTGCTTGAGACCATCGAGGGCGGCACGTTCGTTGATGACGAGGGCAAGGAGCCCATACACGTAGAGCGCACGGATACGAGCGTAAGAATCGACATATCGCCCATAATCGCCAAGCTTGCCGAAAACGGCTTTGAGAGCATCGACATTTTTGGCGACTGTGACCCTCCGATTGGCTCTATCGAGGTCGAGCGCGAGGACACCGACGAGTACGGTAACCCGGTCGATCTGGACGACATGGACGCCTTCGGCCCGCACTACTTCATGCCCGACGACTGGGCTAGCGAGGGGTGGACCATCACCAGGAGCCTTGAGGGCGCAGGAGGCTACGATCTTCTGGATCCGAACAGCGACACGCTCATACCCTTTGACCCTTGCGAGTATTTCGGCTTCTACTACCTCATGCTCTATGCGTTGGTCGCGCTGCTTGATTGTCGCAAATCTGTCTACTCCATCGTATACCCTCAGAAGCGGCAGCGGCGCAAGAGCAACGTCACCACAAAGCAGGTAGTCATGCCGAATGACGCCATCACAAACGCTTTCTTTGGCCGCGAGAGCAACGCCATACAGCCGTGGGACTACTTCAACCACGACACGCCGAAAAAGGCGCTACCAGTTGCGACGGGCAACAACGGATATGCCAACGTCATCGTCATACAGGACGCCAACACGACCATAGACGCGGCTATAGAGACCTACCGCATGACACCGGAAGATAGGTTTTGGCTTGAGGCCATATGCTCGCTTGCAAGAGACGGCTACAAGGTCATAAGCGGTAGCGACCTGCTCAAGTTCAACGGATACCAGAACCCATACCAGGCAAGCGCACAGGAGACCATGAGACGTGCCTACCAGAGTGTGCGCAAGATGCACTACATGCGCATAGCGATAGACACCACCAAGGAGAACAGCAAGAGGTATCCGAACCTCTCCAAGTCATACGACGAACAACCCCTAGTCGATTGTGGTTGGCGAGTCATGAGGTTTGAGGATGGCAGCCTAGACTTTGAGATCGTCCTAAACCTCATGAGGGACGGCACACCGCTTGGAGCCTTGCCGCTGGCAGTATACGCAGCCGACAAGAACCAGCTCCTACTAGCGGAACGAACGGACTTCGAGTTTAGGACCGTCAAGAGGCTTGAGCTTCACCAGCGCCTTATGTGGCGGTACGTACTGCGGCGCATGAAGGACAAGACCACGAGCACAACGATTGTGTTCGACACCATCTTTAAGAACATCGGCCTTGACGACCTAGACCGCTTCAAACGTGCAAGGATGCTGAGCACCCTTCACAAGATGCTTGAGGAACGGCAGAAGGACGGAGCCCTTACCTTCAAGTGGAACCGAGACAAGAACGGCAAGGCCGAATACTCGGTGACCATCACGCCGGTAAAAGACGCGAAAACCGTAAAAAGTTGAGTTTTCAACAAAATCTAGGGTTTTCAACAATAGCTATTTACCCGCACGCATTTAGCTATTTACCCGCACGCATTTAGCTATTTACCCGCACAAAATAGCTATTTACCCGCACAAGACTAGTGGGTTTACCTGCGGAAACGCGACGTATAAGTCTATAAGACTTATAAGACTTATAAGGGCGGGCAAGCGCCCCTTGCTTGCGCGGGGCACTTGCCCTATGAGTAGGGGAGGAAGGAGGCTCTTCTTCTATAGGCACGAAAGAGGGCGCAGCCGAACAGCCACGCCCAAAAGACCGAGGGAAAACCGCCAAGTAAACCCTCACATCTACTGGAAAGGATAGCATGAACGACAACGACGAGATTCTTAGCCAGGTCAAGACCGCCGACAACCTGCGGGCCTACGTCGAGCAGATCACCGAACCCGGGCGAGAGCGCGGCAAGTGGGTTTGCCCGCTCTGCGGCAGCGGCAACGGACCGCGAAAGTCTGCGGCTTTCAGCCTGAACGGCGACCGCTGGAAGTGCTTTAGCTGTCAGAAGGGCGGCGACCTTTTGGACCTCATTGGCGAGGTCGAGCACATCGACGGATACGCCGAGAGACTTCACCGAGCCGCCGAGATCTGCGGAGTCTGGCACGACGAAAAGCGGACCGACGACGGTTTTCTTGAGCTTGGGCAGGTCATCAAGGACGAGCCCAAACCTACCGGTGACGACTACGCCGAGGGCCGCAAGCTCGAACGCGCATACATCGAGACGGCGCGGACCTGCATAGAGCACCCGGACGCCATAGCCTACCTTGAGGGGCGCGGCATCGACCTTGAGACCGCGAGGGCATGGGGATTGGGGTACGACCCAAACGCAGGAGGTGCCAAGCGGGATGACGGCAGTTGGTGCGCTCGCGGGCGTATCGTCATACCGTGGCCTGATTGCGACTACTACCACGTTGACCGGTCAATAGATCCAAATGCCAAAGAACGCAAGTACGACAAGCCCAAGACCAACGATGTTGGACCTCAGCCGACATGGAACCGGGCCGCTTTGCGGTCTAGTGCGTTCTTCGTGGTCGAGGGTGCCTTAGACGCTCTGGCGATAGAGGCAGCGGGCGGCAGGGCCGTAGCTCTCTGCGGCACCGGTTCTAACAACTTCGTAGCAGATCTGGCAGCGACGGGCGGCGCTGGCGTGCCCATCCTCCTTCTTGACATGGACGAGCCCGGACGCAAGGCATCGACCGAGCTTGCCGCCGAGCTGAAAAGTAGGGGCATCTTCTGCCTAGAGGTAGACGCCGACATGTGGGGCGGCAGCGCAAAGGACGCGGGCGAGGCGTGGCAGAAGTCACCGGGCGGGCTAAGTGCGTTCGTCACCAACGCCAAGGCCAAGGCCCTTGAGGTCAAGCCCGAGGACAGGCCCAAACCGCCCAAGTGGGTTGACATGCGCGAATACCTCAGAGAGGGCGGCGCATGGGACGCCGAGCGCCAACGGCGGCAGGACATGGGCACGGTATCCACCGGCCTAAAGCACCTGGACAACTACATCGGCGGCGGGCTCACGCCGGACCTCTACCTTATCGGCGGCGGTCCTGGCATGGGTAAGACGACTATAGCGTTGCAGATCGCGGACCACGTAGCCGCCGAGGGGTGGCCGGTGCTCTACGTCTGCACCGAGCAAACGCCCTTTGAGCTCGCTTGCAAGTCTGTTGCAAGGACCGCTTACCTTATCGGCGCGAACGACGATAAGCACAAGATGACGGCGCTCTCTCTGATTCAGGGTTACTACCCGGTGAGGGCAAGGGCGGCGGTCGATGAGTACACCAGCCACCAGACGCCGGTAGTCATCGGTGCGGACTTTGACGAGAGCATAGAGAGCGTGCGCGAGAAGATAGACGCCTACGAGGCCCACATACGCAACCAGGGCGTCACCAAACCGCTTACGGTTGTCATCGACTATTTGCAGCTCCTACGCAGCGAGGCGGCGGGCAACAACGCTAGCGAGCGCGAGATAACGGACCGCAAAGTATCGGCGCTAAAGGCCATGCAGAAGAACGAGAGCGGTCAAGCGCGAATAATGATTGTTCTCTCGTCTCTCAACCGCGAGGCCTACAGGGACAAGGCCGCGACGAACACGACGCCTACGCTTGCATCCTTCAAGGAGTCTGGCAGCATCGAATACACGGCGGCGGTAGCTATCATGCTCTGGCGGTTCGCTGGCATCCACACCAAGACGGTTGACATTGACGCGGACCAGAACGACCCGGACGGCGCGGTTATCAGGGCTCGTATAGTCAAGAACCGTTACGGGCGGGCAGATCGTACCGTCTGGATTCTGCACAACAAAGAGGTTGATCACGTCGAGTCGATGGCCTATCAGGACATGGTTACCCGTGGGTACGTTGACGCGGTGGACGATACCGAGGCCGAGTAAGGAGTACAGGCATGAGCGTTGAAGTTTTCGAGTTGGAGCACGGCGGCGTTGCACGCTTCGATACGGACAAGATGACGGTAGAGGTTTCGGAGAGTGGGCGTTTTGACGATTGCGGAGCGTTTCGCATCGGCAGCGCGGAGGACTTCGAGAAGCTTCTTGATCTCGCACGCAAGGGGTATATGCCGGGACAGGCTCACGACCTAGGCTTAGACGAGTAAATACCCGAGGCCGACCTCTTGAGGGCCTTAGATTGGCTCTCACGGCCTCATAGGGGCGTTTCTAACAGCTTTGGGTAAGCGGCCCGCCCGCAGGGCCTAGGAAACCAGCGCGGGCGGGCCTAGGACGGGCCACGAGGCCCACAAGAGGAAGGATAGCGAAAAATGACCGAAGAACAGGCAAGCAGGTTGTTTGGCGTTCACGGTGACCTTGTGGAGGTCGAGACTTGCGTTAGGTCACTGGGGATGATTACGCGCGAGGTCGCAACGCCTGGCAAGGACTTTGACGTCGAAAGCGTGATGTACTTCATTGCGTTTAGCCTGGGGATGTATGCCGAGAAGTTGAGCGCGGCAACGGACGAGCTGGACGAGATCAGGCGCGAGCTCATGGGCGACCAAATCTAAGCGCGACAGACTCACAAAATCTCAGAGCTACCCGCCTTTTGGGCCTTTGCACAGGGGACACCCGGCAAAGGCCCTTTTTTGGTGCCGAAAACCCGTGATAATTGATGTTATGTAACCTTAAACACAGAGGTAGAGTTAAACAGCCCGCAAATTTAGCTAAGTTGTGCAACTAGACAAAACATGCTAAGATAGCTATGAGCGGCACCAGGCGGAGTGACCGGGCCGCTCACCCCTTCGTACCGCGAACATTGGGGGCACATGCCATCACTTTTCGACCGCATTTTTGGGCGGGAAACCAAGCCGACGACTACGCGGCTTGAGGTGACGGGCCAACCGTCCACCTTTACGGCGTTCTCTGGCGACCCTTACGCGAATGACATTTACCGTGCAGGCGTTGACGCCATCGCACGCATAGCGGCAAAGTTCGTCCTACAGCCAAAGGTGCGATTTAGCGACGGCACCGAGGCCAACGCAGATGACCGCCTGGCGCACCTGCTACAGGTCGAGCCAAACCCGCACATGACGGCATACGACCTTCTGTATTGCCTCTATACGCACCTCTACACGACCGGCAACAGTTTTGCCTACCTGCAACGCGAGTACGGGCGCATCGTTGCCGTGTGGCCGCTTCACGTGACCTCGTGCGACCTCGCACAGGCGCAGGACGGGCGCACGGTGTGCGCCTTGACGTTCGCCAACGGTCGCACGGCGTTGCTTGACTACGGCGATATCGTCCACCTACGCCGGCACTTCAACGCAGGCGACGTTATGGGCGACCCCAACGACGCCATACAGACGGCGGTACGCCTTGCCGAGACGCAGAACCAGGGCATCGAGCAGGCCATCAAGCAGGGTTCGCAGATACGCGGCCTGGTCAAGTACGCCGGCAGTCTTTCGCCTAGCAAGCTTGAGGAATACCAGAAGCACTTCAACGAGACGCAGCTAACCGGCAACACAACGGGCATCATCACGACTCCCCAAGAGATCGAGTTCACGCCGGTGACCAACACGACGCCGACGATCAACGCAGCAGACGTGGAGGCCACCAAGAAGAAGATCTTCGACTATCTGGGCATCACCGAGGCCATCGTAAACGCGAGCTTTGACGATGACGGCTTTGGGGCCTTTGACGAGTCGGTGATAGAGGCCCTGGCGTTGCAGGCTTCGCTTGAGTGGACCCGCAAGGTCTACCACAGCGGCTACGGGCGGCGCATCGATTGCAGCACGAACCGCATACGCTACATGGGCACGGGCAACAAGGTGCGCCTCATCGAGACGGCGGCACCTATGGGCATGCTCTCCGTGAACGAGGCCCGCGACCTCATGGGACTACCCGCTATCGAGGGCGGGGACAGGCGTTTCCAGAGTCTTAACTACGCAAACGTCGAGCTCGTGGACCGCTACCAGCTCTTTAGCGTGCGCAACGGCGGCATCAGGACTCTTGGGGACCAGGAGGCCGACAGTGCGCAAGAGTAAGGAAACCCGCTTCGCCGAGGTCGATACCAGCGGCACAGACGACATGATCCTTGTGGGCAACCCCATCGTATTTGAGGTTCCTACGACAATCAACCTTGACGGCGGCGGTAGCTATACCGAGATCATCCACCGTGGGGCCCTTGACCATTGCGACCTCACGGACTCAACTCTCAAGGTCAACCACAACGACACGATGATTCCCCTTGCACGGACGGGCCGCACAATGACGCTCACCGTGACCGACGAGGGCCTTCACATGGTTGCGACGCTGGCAGGCGACAACCAGACGGCCCGCGAGGTCTACAGCGCCATCAAGCGCGGCGACATGCGCGGCATGAGCTTTGCGTTTGTGGTAGCCGAGGGCGGCAGCACCTACGACGCCACGACCAACACCAGGCACATCAACGCCATTGCATCCGTGCTAGAGGTGTCGATAGTCGAGCACCCCGCCTACGCTACGGCTTCGGTAGAGGCCAGGGACGCCATCACGGCGGCGCGGGACGCACGACGGACGCAGGCCCAGGCGCGGGCCGAGCGAATCGCAGCCCTTGCGAGGGCGCAGCGCATCATCAGAACAGCATCAGAAATGGAGGCCTAGACATGGCTTTCGAGACTATCCTTGCGGCCTACAACGCCTTCAAGGGCGCACCCATCGCCACCCTTGAGGCCCGCGCACAGGCCATCAACGCGGACATTGCCGCGAATCCCAACGCCGACATTCAGGCGTACACCATCGAGCTTGAGGGCATCGAGCGTGCCCTTGAGGAAAAGCGCAGCGCCAACACGCCCGCGCAGGTTCCCGAGGTCGCCCGCACCGCAGCCGGCACCGAGAAGCCCGAGGACGCGGCGGCTACTCCCGAGTACCGCAGCGCCTTCTACAAGCATCTTCAGGGCCGCGAGCTCACCGAGGCGGAGCGCACCGTCTTTGCCCAGGTGAACGCCGAGAAGCGAGCGGGCGACGCCTTCAACACGCTCACCAACGCGGCGGCGGTCATCCCCACGCAGACCCTTAACGAGATCATCAGCAAGGCCCGCAAGCAGGGCGGCATCATGGGCATTGCCCGCGCTTTCAGCGTGCCGGCCAACGTATCCGTTCCGGTCGCCACGCCTGGCAACGCTGCACAGTGGCACGTCGAGGGCCAGGCGGTCGCTACCGAGCAGGCTAGCACCGTGCCGGTCGTCTTTGGTGCCAACGAGATCATGAAGGTTCTCAGCATCAGCGCGGCAACCCGCACCATGAGCGTTGCGGCCTTCGAGTCGTACCTTGTGGACGAGCTCACCGCATCCGTCATGGCTACCCTTGGTAAGGGCATGGTTGACGGCACCGGCAGCGGCCAGGCAACCGGCGTGGTTAGCGGCATCACCTGGACCACCACCGGCGACGACGCAAACGCCATCGAGGTTGCCGCCAACGCGGACCTTGGCTTTGCCGACATCCTCAAGGCTATTGCCATGCTCAAGCGCGGGTACTCCAACGGCGCAAAGTTCGTCATGAACAACGCCACGCTTTACCAGGACGTGTACGGCATCCATGACCAGGTACAGCGCCCCGTCTACCTTGCCGACCTCGTGAACGGCGGGCCGGGCCGCATCCTTGGCTTTGACGTCGTGGTTGACGACTTCATGCCGGATCACTCCATCGTCTTTGGCAACTTCGGCTATTACGGCTACAACCTGCCTTCTGGCATCGCGCTTGACGTTTCGCGTGAGTCGTCGTTCAAGTCTGGCCTCATCGACTACCGAGCCCTTGCCATCGCGGACGCAAAGCCCATTGTTGCCGAGGCGTTCGTCAAGATCTCCAAGGCGAGCGAGTAGCCATGACCGGCCTTGACTGGATGGACATTGACGAGGCGTGCGACCTCCTGCGAGTCAGCGACGACAACGAGGGGATCATAGAGGCCCACGCAAAGGCGATACCGCAGTATGTCGAGGTCACGACGGGATACCCGGCGACCTGCACGGATAGCTACACCTGCGACGAGACGGTAAAGCAGCTCTGCCGCTTCGTCCTGCAACTGTGGTTTAACCCGGACGGGACGGACGCCGAGCAGCTCACCCGCACCGTGAACAGCCTTACCGCCACCGTCAAGGCCCTTGTCATCGCCAACGACCTTGAGGGGATGGGCTAGGGCAATGGAGCGCAACCCGGCACAGACGGCCTTCTACAAGTCGAGCGAGTGGCGCAGGTGCCGGCTTGCGTTCCTTGAGTCGCGTCACTACGTCTGCGAGCGTTGCGGGCGTGTGGCGACCATCGCCCACCATCGGACCTACCTCACGCCGGCGAACGTGGGCGACCCGAGCGTAACGCTCAACTTCGCCAACCTTGAGGCGCTTTGCAAGACGTGCCACAACAAGGAGCACTTCGACCAGGGCGCGACGGCTGCGGGCCTTGCCTTTGACAGGAAGGGCAACCTCGTAGCCTCTTGACAACCGAATACCAGGCGGCGCATACCTTCGCACCGACACCGCTTCAACCCGTGTGGCCCACCGTTGCCGGTTGCCACCGCATAGAGCACGGGGACTACGGCGGCATGGTGTGGAGGACAACCGGCGACAACTCGCAGGCGGGCGGAGTGACCCGACCACGTAGTCTTTGGGTGAACTGCGAACGCCAACGACGGCACCGAACCGGCGCGGTACCCGGCGACGTGCAAGACTGGCGGCGTGAACGTGCGTGATCCTGCGGGCGTTGGGTGCGACGGCTTTACGCTGGCACAGCTCCTAGGGCGTGCCATGCGGCCCAGCGCGAGGGCGCACGACCTCCTTTGCCGCGCCATGACCAACCGACCGAGCCGACACGGGCCGGTGCGCGGGCGTGTGTCGCCTGGTATTCGAGCGATTCTAAGGGCCATAGGGGCCTTGTTAGCGGCCATCTGGACCAACTGCCCACCGACCGCAGGACAGCCCCGAGAACGGCCCGAGAAAGACCCTCCCCCACCCACAGCGCGACGGCAAGCGCCATGGGAA